CGGTCCGTCGCAGCCCGTTTCCGATCCTGGCCATTGGATCGTCCGCGCGCTTGGCAGCCGCACGAAAGCCGGCCTCCACGTGAACGAGTTCAGCGCGCTCAACCTGCCAGTGGTCTATGCCTGCGTCAGCCGGATCGCCAATCCCATCGGGATGTTTCCCATCCAGATCTTTCGTCGGTCCGATGACGGTACGGCGGCGGAAGACAAGATGCATCCGCTGAATACGATTCTGAGGCGCCGCCCGAATTCATACATGAATGCGCGGACGCTGAAGAAAACCGCACAGGCGCACTCGTTGCTCTGGGGCAATGCGTACCTCGAGATCCAGCGCAACAACCGCGGTGACGTGATTGGACTGTGGCCGTTGTTGCCCTGGGCCACGATGGTCGAGCGCAAGGATGACGAGCTCAGGTATCGCACGGTCATCGATGGATCCAGCTTCGTGCTGAGCGACCCGGATGTGATCCACCTGATGGACCTCTCGCTCGATGGTTATTGCGGCCTGTCGCAGATCCAGATGGCGCGCGCCTCCGTTGGACTGGCGCAGGCTGCCGAGCAGTTCGGCGAGAAGTTCTTCGCGAACGACGCGCGCAGCGGTGGGTTCCTGCAGCACCCCGGCAAACTCGCCGACAAGGCCGTTTCCAATATCCAGAATTCCTTCGAGGAGCAGGGCGGACTCGATAATGCCCATCGGGTCAAGGTGCTCGAGGAGGGCATGAAGTACATCAGCACGACCATACCGCCGGACGATGCGCAGTTCCTGTCGACCCGGGAATTCCAGATCGCCGAGATCGCGCGGATCTACAATGTGCCGCTGGCGCTGCTGCAATCGAACGATCGTGATACCAGCTGGGGCACCGGCATCGAGCAGATGATGATATCGTTCGTCGTCCATACCCTGCAGCCGTGGGCCGAGGCCTGGGAGCAGGAGCTGAACTGGAAGTGTTTCAACGAAGACGAGCGCGATCAGGGATACTTTGTTAAGATCAACATGAATTCTTTATTGCGCGGCGACATGGAAGCGCGGAAGGAATTCTATAAGGGTGGCATCACGGACGGCTGGCTGATGCGGTCAGAGGCTAGGGACAAGGAGGATCTGCCTCCGGTGGATGGCCTCGATCAGCCGCTGCAGCAGGCCAACATGGTGCCATCGAATACGACCGCCACGGGAGGCGAACAGTGATCGATATCAGAGCGCTTGTGCGATTACTCGGTGGGCAGCCCGCTGCGCTGTGGAAGCAGTGGGTCGAGGATGCTGTCATCGGGGTTGAGACGCCCGATCTCCTGATGTCCGATCAGGATGATGACGTGCAGGCCGCGATCGAGCGCCGGCGACAAACCGCCATCGCGCGGCGGCAGGGCGCGATCGCGGTCGTCCCGGTGCGCGGAATGATCATCCCGCGCGCCAATATCTATGAGGCTGTTGGCTGGGCCACCTCCGTCGAGACCCTGGTGGCGCTGACTCGGGCGGCGGTGCAGGATCCGCAGACGAAGGTCGTCGTGCAGGTCTACGATTCCCCGGGCGGTAGTGTGGCCGGCGTGCCGGAGGGGTTCTCCGATCTCTACGCGCTGCGCGGCGACACACCGATTGTGGCGGTCTCGGAGCATCTGATGGCCTCGGCCGCCTACTGGCTCGCGTCGGCCGCGGATGAGATCGTGGCAGCACCCTCTGCGCTCACCGGATCGATCGGCGTGTTCATGTTGCACATGGACTATGCGGAGGCGCTCAAGCAGGCCGGGATGACCCCGACGTTCATTTTTGCGGGTGAGCACAAGGTCGACGGCAATGCGTACGAGCCGCTCTCGGACGACGCGCGGGACTACTATCAGGGTCTGGTCGACGACGTCTATCGCCAGTTCACGGCCGACGTTGGCCTCGGCCGTGGCGTGTCAGCCAGCACGGTGCGCGGTGAGGCATTCGGCCATGGTCGGGTGCTGACCGCATCAGCCGCGAAGGCCGCCGGCATGATCGATCAAGTGCGAACGCTAAGCGAGACGCTCAGCGCCTATGGAGTCGAGCCCCAGCAGGGATCTCGCGCGCTGGCGCCCGAGCGTCGGCGACGGTCGCTTGCCCTGATGGAGCGTGGAGTTGTCGGTAGCGAGTAACGGTGGCGTGGTTTCGCCGCGTCTTGGGTAATTAGGAGGACATGATGGGACTGAAAGCGAAGCGCGAAAAGCGCGCAAAACTGGTCGCGCAGATGCGCGACATCATCAACGCGGCGGAAGAGGGAGAACGCGAACTTACTGCGGAGGAAGTGGCGCAGTACGATGATCTCGAGGCGCAGGTCAACGCCCTGAACGCCGACATCGATCGTCTGGAGCGCCTCGAAAGCACCGAGGCCCATCTGGAACAGCCACAGCCCGCCGTCGCCTCGCGCAATGGTCCGCAGCGGTCGTCGGGACCGGAGGCTTCACTCGAGTTCGAGTCGATCGGCGAGTTCCTCGCCACGGTGGTCCGTAACCCGAACGACCAGCGCCTCGCGAATCTGTACGACGAGAACGCAAGCGTGCAGGCCGAGCAGCGGATGGATACCGGCAGCGCGGGTGGTTTCGCGGTGCCGACGCAGTTCCGGGCGACGCTGATGGAGGTCGGCCCGCAGGAGGCCAGGATCCGGCCGCGCGCGACTGTGATTCAGCCAGGCACGCCGCCGGATTCGGCGATCACGATGCCGGCGCTCGATCAGAGCGGTGCCAATCCGGCCAACGTCTATGGCGGCGTGGAGGTCAACTGGATCGGCGAAGGCGCAGCGAAGCCGGAAACGGATGCGACGCTGCGTGAGATCAAGCTCGAGCCTCAGGAGGTCGCGGGTCACACAGTCCTGACTGACAAGCTCCTGCGCAACTGGCAGGCCGCGAGCAGCGTGATTGAGCGGCTCCTGCGCGGCGCCGTGATCTCGGCTGAGGACTTCGCGTTTCTGAGCGGGGACGGTATTGCGAAGCCGCTCGGACTGATCAATGCCGGCGCTTCGTATCTGGTCAATCGCGAATCGTCGAACCAGCTCACGCGCGTCGACATCAACGCGATGACCGCGCGTGTTCTGATGCGCGGCGGCCTGCCGGCGTGGTTGGCATCGCAGTCGATTCTGCCGCAGCTGCAGAGCATGCGGAACGAGATCGGTTCGCCACCCGTGGGCGACGGCGCGCTCGTGTGGAATCCGGATCTCAGGGACAATGCGGGCAACCAGCTGCTCGGCGGGTATCCGATCCTGTGGAACGAGCGATCGCCTCAGCTCGGCAGCAAGGGTGATCTCGTGCTGGCGGATCTCTCGCATTACCTGATCAAGGACGGATCGGGGCCGTTCGTCGCGGCGAGCCCGCATGTCAAGTTCACCGAGAATAAGACGGTGATCAAGATCTTCTGGAACGTCGACGGGCAGCCGTGGTTGACCGCGCCGTTCAAGCAGGAGGGCGGTTACGAGGTCTCGCCATTCGTGGTCTTGGATGTCCCGAGCGCGTAGCGCTCGAGGTGAGGCAGCGTCCTCGTGTCCGCCGAGTTGGGTGAGAGGCCCGGCATCGTCTTTTCAGTGCGTATCAAGAGGATAGACACATGATTGTTAATGCAAAGCTCCACGAGCTGTTGGCGTTTTCCGCGCCGACCGCCTGGGTCCCGATGGCGAACTACCGGCAGGTGATCGCCGAGTGTCGTGTTGCGGTCGCGTCGCCTGAGACGGACGTGACGGTGCAGCTGCGCAAGGCGACCGATGATCAGGGGTCCGATGCGGACGATCTCGGTGCCGCGGTGACCACGGGCACGCAGGCGATCGCACATGCCTTTGCCTCCGATCTCGGCAAGACGTCTGGCGGCGTGCCTTTCACGCACGTCTCGGCTGTGATCACCGGGGCGGGCTCGCCGCTCGTTGAGTCAGACGGCGTCGTGGTGCGCGGGGACGGCCGGTTCAGTGAGTCATGAGCCTGGTCGTAGTCAGCGCCTTCGTCGACGGCCGAACCGGCAAGACGGTTCGGCCGGGCGATCCGCTGCCCGCGCTCGATGAAGAGCGCCTCCGAAAACTGCGACGGTCCGGATGTCTCGCAGAACGACCCGATCAGCCCGCTGGCGCCGGATTGTTCCCCGCGGCCGATCCCCCGATTGTGGCCGGGTCAGACGGCCGTGCTGATCGGGGGCGGGGAGAGTCTGCTTCGCGCCGACGTCGATCACGTGAGAAGCAAAGCGCGGACGATCGGGATCAATGACGCCTGGCGGATGGCACCCTGGGCCGATCTGCTCTACGGAGCCGATAAGCCGTGGTGGGACTATTACGCCGGGGTTCCCGACTTCGCAGGCGAGCGTTGGACTCAGGACAAGCAGAAAGGTCGCGAGGCTGCAGAACAATGGGGCTTGAGATTGGTGCGCAGCGAGCCCGGATCCGACCTGTCGTTCGATCCGGCGTTTGTCTGCCAGGGCTGGAATAGCGGGTTTCAGGCGATGAATCTTGCGGTGCTGTTCGGGTGCTCGCGGATCCTGTTGCTCGGATTCGATATGCAGGGCTCGCACTGGTTTGGCAGCCATCCAGGCAAGCTCAACCGCGCGTCGCCCTATCCGCTCTTCATTGCTGCCTTCACGCGGGCGGCGGCACAGCTCGCAGCGGCAGGGATTGAGGTCGTGAACTGCTCGCGCACCACGGCGCTCGAGTGCTTTCCACGCGCAACGATCGAGCAGGCACTACCTTGATGCTTAACTCGCTCGTCCGTATCACGCCGCCGGATGAACCCATCCTGTCGATCGAGCAGGCGCGCGCGCAGTGCCGCGTCGACGCCTGGGGATCTCCGGCAGTCCATCCGGATGACGAGCTGCTCGAGTCGTACGTCCAGGCCGCAACGGATGAGCTTGACGGCGTCGACGGCTGGCTCAATCGGGCGCTGGTGACACAGACGTGGCAGTTGTCGCTCGATTACTTTCCCGAGCGCGTCATTCGGGTACCGCTGCCGCCGCTGCAATCGGTCACGCAGATTGAGTACGACGCCCCGGATGGCACGCCGACCGTGCTCGATACCGACGCCTATGACGTCGTGATCGCCGCCGATCCGGGATTCATCATTCCGGCCACGAGCCTAAGCTGGCCTTCGACGCTCGACCGGGAAGCGGCTGTGCGCATCAGGTATGTGGCAGGCTATGGTGATGCGGAAGATGTGCCTGAGATCATCAAGAACTATATCCGCCAGCGCGTGGGGCAGAGCTATGATGTCCGCGAGCTCAGCGTGCAGCGCGTCGGCCTGATTCAGCCGACGCCGTTCATGCGGGACAATCTCGAGTCCATCCGCATGCGCGGAGTCTATCCGTGAGGGCGGGAGATCTCGACCGGCGGGTCAGGATCCAGGTCCGGGTGCGCTCGCAGTCGGCGACGGGCGAGGAGGTGTCGAGCTGGGAGGAAGTCCCGACAGCCGCGGCCGACAATGCGGTCTGGATGGGCAAGCGCGATATGCGTGCGACTGAGCGATGGGCCTCAGAGCAGACGGTCGCGGAAATCATGTCGGTGTTCACCGCGCACTGGGCGCCGGCCTTCGATCTGATCCAGCCCGATACGCATCGTCTGATCTACCGCGATCGAGTCTACGAGATCCACGGCATTCGCGAGATCGGCCGACGAGAGGGTGTCGAGATCGCCGCGGCGGCTCGAGCCGAGGCTGCTTTCGGCTGATGGCCGTCTCGCGCACATTCCGGATGGAGCTTCGCGGCGCCAAGGAGCTTGAGGCCGCGCTCCGCGAATTGCCGAAGCGCATCGGCAAGGCCGCCATCCGCCGCGCGCTGAAGAAGGTCGCGCAGCCGATTGCCGAGGACGCCAAGGCTCGCGTCGCGGTCTCAAGCGGCAGGCTGCAGCGGCGGATTCAGGTCGCTACGACCTTGTCCAAACGGCAGCGTCGATCGCGCGCCCGGGGCGCCGATCCGAATCGCGTCGACGTCTATATCGGCGCGGCGCCTGCGCGGCACGCGCATCTGGTCGAGTTCGGCAGCGGCCCGCGCCGGCACAAGAAAACGCGGAAGTCTGTCGGGACCATGCCGGCGCAGCCGTTCCTGCGCCCGGCGTGGGACGCCGGCAAACACCAGGCGCTGGATCAGCTTGAGCGGCTGCTCTGGCAGGAGATCGACAAGGCGGCCCGAGCGCTTCGCAGGCGACTGGCCAAGGCCGGGTTATGATCGAGGTCGCCCTGCGCACGGTGCTTCTGGCGGGTCCGCCGGTGGCCGTGCTCGTCGGGACACGGATCTATCCGGTGGTCCTGCCGGAGGCGCCTGTTTATCCGGCCATCACGTATCAGATCATCACCGGCAGCAGCGAGTACGCCATGCAGGGCCCGTCGCAACTGGCATCGCCGCGATTTCAGATTGATCTGTATGCGGCGACATCGATGGCGCTGTTCACGCTCAAAGCTGCCGTGATGGAGACGCTGAGCGGATTTCGCGGTATAGTCGGCTCGCCGCCTGTCCATATTCGAGGCGCATTCCGCGAAATGGAGCTGGATGCATACGAGCAAGAATTAGAGCGGGCTGGCCCAAAGGTGTGGCGCAAGACGCTCGACTTCAGAGTCTGGCATAAGGAGTAAATCATGGCTGAGACAGATGCTGCAATCGGGTATGGGACCCTGTTGTCGTTCAACGCTGGGGGCAGTCCCGATGACTTTACCATTTTGGCCGAGGTCACCGATATTACGGGCCCCGGCATGTCGCGTGAGCTGCCGGATGCCACGCATATGCAAAGCCCCGGTGGTTGGCGAGAGTTCCTCGGCGGCCTCAAGGATGCCGGCGAGATCACGGTCGAGTGCAATCATTTGCCGAACAACGCAACGCAGGATGCGACGACAGGTGTGTTGTCCCTGTTCGCCAGCGGTGTTCGCAGAGCCTGGCGCATCTCGTTTCCTGTCTCGCCCCTCGTGACCTGGGATATGGACGCCGTCGTCTCGGCCTTCGAACCATCGTTTCCGGTCGAGGACAAGATGATGCTGTCGGTCACGCTCAAGGTCAGCGGCGAACCTGACTTCCTCGGCTCCTGATGGCGAAGCAGGCGAAGCCCGCCAGCGCCGATCGGACGCTGGTCGTGGGGGGGCGCAGCTATACGCTGCGGTTCTCCATTCGCGCCATGGCCGCGCTGCAGGACCACTACGATCTTCAGTCGCTCGACGCCGTCGGCAAGAAGCTGCAGGATACCGCCAACATATCGATCGACGACATGGTCGCGATCATGTGGGCGGGACTGCGCACCCATCATCGCGATACGACGATGGAGGATGCCCTCGATATTCTCGACGAACTCGGGATGGAGGGCATGCAGAAGACGCTCGGGGAGGCGATGGCCGGGGCGATGCCGGATGGCGGGAGCGATGCCGACCGCCCTCGGTAGCCTGGACAGTTGACATCCTCTACGAGGACGCCGCGCAGCTTGGGCTGACTCCGGTGGAGGTCCTCGATTGGACGGTTCGCGAGCTGGCAGGGTATGCGGCTGGCCAGGCGAGGCGGCGAGATGACGAACTGCGGCTGGCGATGTGGTCGGCTTGGCACATCGCACAATTGTCGCGAGTCAAGCGAATGCCGCCGCTTGAGCGGCTCATGCGGAAGATCGGCCGCCGAAAGGTGGTCCGGAAGACGACAGAGCAGCTGCTTGCGACCGCGAAACAGATCACCGCGCTGATGCGCGGTAGGAGAGAACCGTAATGGCGACATCGGTTATCGGGGCACTGCGCGCTGAGCTGTCGGCCGGCGTCGCGAAGTTCGCCGATGACATGGACCAGGCCGGTCGCGCCGTCGACAAGTTCGCGAAGCGATTCAAGAAGGTCGGCGCCAGCATATCCAGCGTCGGCAAGAACATGTCTCTCCGGATGAGCGCACCGATCGTCGCGTTCGGCGGATTCGCGCTCAAGGCCGCGGGCGACTTCGAAGCGGGCATGAATCGCGTCGAGGCCGTGTCCGGGGCCGCTAGCGACGAGCTGGCGAATCTCCGGGATCTCGCCAAGGAGATGGGTCGGACGACGCAGTTCAGCGCGTCTGAGGCCGCCGACGCCATGGGCTTCCTGGCCATGGCCGGATTTGAGGTTGACGAGATTATGGGCGCGCTGCCGGGCACGCTTGAGCTCGCGGCCGCCGCGCAGATGGATCTCGGCACGGCGGCTGACATCGTGTCCAACGTGCTGTCGGGTTACGGGCTGCAGGTCGAGGAGCTTGCTCGGGTCAACGATGTCCTGGCGAAGACCATGTCGTCGGCGAATACCGATCTCGAGCAACTCGGCGAGGCGATGAAGTATGCGGGGCCGCTCGCCTCCGCCGCCGGCGTGTCGTTCGAGGAGGCGGCCGCGGCGCTCGGTCTCATGGGCAACGCCGGTATTCAGGCGTCCATGGCCGGCACTACCTTGCGCGGCGCCATCTCGAAGATCCTCGGGCCGACGAAGAAAGCTGAAGCCCTCATGCGTGAGGCCGGTCTTTCGTTTACGGATGCGGAGGGCCGGTTGCTGCCGCTGGCGGATATTATTCGGCAGCTCGAGCCGCATGCCGAGAATGC